CCGCCTCTTGTAATCTCTCCTTACAAAGATTTAGCAGGAACTGGCGACGACCAGCCGACATTACCGCAGGTCAGAGGGTACTTACCAAGATTGGAAACGTCTGTCCGGTCGAATCTGTCTTACGGCCCCCAGGTTGCACAGTGGGCAGAAAGGCATCAAAACATTTGTCTGTTTGATTGGCAAGTTCGTGCTTTGACTGGCCAGTTGTCCTATGACGCCGACACTGGTGACTTGTTGTTCCGTGAATCTTTATGCAGTACTGCTCGTCAAAATGGTAAGAGCCAAGGCGGTTTGTGTCCGCTTATTGGATGGTGGCTTACTGACTTTGCCAGGCTTCGAGGCACCCCACAAAATGTGTTGTCGGTTGCCAACCGTTTGGATCGTGCCGAAAGCATTTTTAATTTGTTAGCACCAATCCTTGTTGAAACATTTGGTGCTAAGGCAATGCGTACGTTTGGGCGCAAGTCGGTCACAATGCCCGATGGGTCTATGTGGGAAGTAAGAGCTGCTTCACCAAATTTGCATGGTGGATCGTATGACCTGATCGTGGTGGACGAACTTTTCAACGTCTCTGAGGCTTGTTTATCGGAGGCCCTGCGTCCTTCACAGATTGCACGCAAGTCGCCCTTGCTGAGTTGTTGGAGCACAGCTGGGGATGAGTCCAGTAAAGCGATGATTCATATGCGAGAAACTGCTATTTCTGAACTTGAAAAAGGCGAGCCTTCACGGTTGTATTTTGCTGAATGGTCTATCGGTGATCGGGACTGGCGTGACCCTGAGAATTGGGGTTACGCAAACCCTGCTCTTGGTAAAACGATCACCATTGAGGCTTTGCAATCTGTGTCTAAAAAAGATTCGTTTCTGCGTGCTCACTTAAATATGTGGATTAGTTCTCGAGGCAGTTGGTTGGAAGAAGGCGTCTGGGCTTCATGTAAAACCGATGATCCGATGCCTGCCGGTGGCGTGCTGGCCGTGGAAATGAGCATGGACACAAATCGTTATGTTGGCGTGAGATCGTCAATGTTTGATGGGATTGTGCATACTCATGTCGAATTTATCGTTGATAACGAGACAGCATTGTGGTCAGAGATTGATCGTGTTATGGCCGACAAGCTTGTTGCCCTGGCTATCACACCAACTCTTGAGATTCACGCACCTTTGAACTTGCGTCGCCGTATGACTGTGGTTGGTCAAGCCGAAATGTTGAAGTGGACTGGCATAGCGCAAAAGATGATTATTGAAGGTCGCGTTAAGCACTCTGGTCAAGTCAGTTTGTCGGAGCACGTATGTCGAAGCGTCCTTGTCAAAACTGGCATGGGCGTAATGATCTCTCACAAGTCAAGTCCAGGCCCTATTGAGTTGGCGAAGTGTGCAGTGTGGGGCATTGCATTATCAAGCAAGTATCAGAATCGGGCTAAACCCATGATGGTAGTACGGTGAACTAATATCGGCGATGTGTCGGTGGGGTCGTCGGGGCCCCATCGGCATCCCCCTGCAAAGGAAAACTAATGGGATTATTTAGCAAAAAAGAAGTCACAAAGGCTGCAATTAGTCCTATTCCTGAGGAATCAGTAGCCGCTGCAGTAGGGACGAATTACTACCGACAGAACAAAGCACCAAACACAATCGGCAGTTGGTATACCTACCAGTCTGGACTAGCTCGTAATCGTGCCATTTCTGTGCCTGCGATCAGTCGAAGCCGTGACCTTATGGCTTCAGTGTTGGCAAGCATGGAATTGAAGATGTGCACAGAGATTTGGAACGGTAACGAAATGGAAACCGTTCCGTTGGCACCACGCACCTGGTTACGCCAACTTGATCCCGAGATGCCTAACTCGTTCTTGTTCCCATGGATCTTTGACGACCTTTTCTTCTTCGGTCGTTGCTTTCTCTATATCACCAGTCGCACAAAAGACGGTTACATGGCAAGCGCCACCCGTTTGCCACAAGGCTCCATTGACACGGCCGACGCTGAAGGTCCAGTGTGGTTCGGTAAAAGCAAAGAGATCTATTTCAACGGTGGAGCTCTTGACCCTGCCGATGTCGTCCAGATCTACAGCCCTACACAGGGCATGATCTACATGAGCGAACAAACCATTGCTACAGCACTCAAACTTTGCGATGCCCGTTTCCGTAACGCAAGTTCAGCAATCCCAGCAGGCGTACTCAAGCAGACTGGCGGAGAACCGTTATCGGCTGAAGAACTAGGTGCTTTGGCTGAAGCGTTCAACGAGGCTCGAAGCACTAATCAGACTGCAGCTCTAAACGAGTTTTTGACATACACAGAAACTACGGCCACACCCGACAAAATGTTGCTCATTGATGCTGCCGAATACCAGTCAAAAGAGATCGCTAACTTGTGTAATGTCCCTCCTTATTTACTAGGAATTTCCACGGGAAGTTACGCTTATACAAACAGTGCCGGTGCCAAGTCCGACTTGTGGACCTTCGGATTGTCAATGTATGCGCAGGCCATTTCGTCAGCCCTATCTCAGCAATTGCCTCGAGGCACCTATGTTAAATGGGATGTTGAGAAGTGGCTAGAGATTGACAGTTACATGGAAAAAGAAACTAAGACAGTTGAAGAAAACACTCAAGAGGAGTTGGCATGATCAGGTTTAGTTCAAACACTTTCGCAGTTGAAGCTGCAGGCCCAGACGGGCAAGAGCGTCGCACCATCACTGGTGTTGCCGTTCCCTATAACACTTTTGCGACTGTTTCAGACGGGACCAACGTGCAGTTTGCACCTGGCAGTTTGTCCGTTGAAGGCAAAGCGCCGAAACTGTATATGTACCATGACTCGACACAGGCTGTCGGTTTGGTTTCGGAGCGTGTTGACAGTGCTGAGGCCATGTACTTCACTGCCAAAGTTTCAAGCACCCGTGCCGGTGACGAAGCGTTAGTGCTCGCATCCGATGGTGTCATTGACGCTGTTTCTGTTGGTGTGAATCCAACAGAATTTAAGTACGACGACAACGGAAATATGACCATTCTCAAAGGTGATTGGGTCGAACTCAGCCTTGTCCCACAAGGTGCATTCGCTGGTGCTACCATTTCCAAAGTAGCGGCATCAGAACCAGTCGCCGAAATCGTAAAGGAAACAATCATGGAAAGCACGCCAATCGTCGCCGAAGAAGTCATTGTGCCAACCGCACCGATCTTTGCTCAGCCCAAGCGTGAATTCGCTATGCCAAGCGCATCGGAAATGCTCGCCGCTTACCACACTGGTGGCGACACCTGGCACAAAGTGAACGATGCTTTCGTGCAGGCTTCACGCCGTAATCAGACCGCGATTCAAGCAGCAGCTGGTGACATTTTGACCAGCGACACGCCAGGCTTGCTTAGTGTCAGCGTGTTGGGTCCCGTTTTCCAAGATCTAAATTACGTGCGTCCAGTCGTTAACGCTTTTGGCGCTCGAGCCATGCCGAACACGCCAAGCCGCCAGTTCATCCGTCCGACCATTACGACCCACACTTCTGCAGCAGTCCAGTCTGGTCAGCTTGACGCAGTGTCGGCAACCACGATGGTTGTCGCTTCGAACACTGTTACCAAGCAGACCGTTGCAGGTCAGGTCACCTTGTCACGCCAAGACATTGACTTCACCGATCCTGCAGCAATGCAAGTCGTGTTGAACGATCTTGCCGGTCAAGTTCTTATCAAGACCGACGACATTGCAGCCGATGCTTTGGTTGCTGGCAAAACTGCTTCAGGTTCAACCTGGACTGTCACGGCCGCCGACCCCACTTCGTTGTTCAGCTCCTTGTACGACGCCGCTCGAGAAATTGCGGAAGATTCAAACTTCTTCCCCACCCACTTGTGCGTGTCGCCCGATGTATGGGAGAAGCTCGGTCAGCAGACCGACGCCGACAAGCGTCCCGTGTTTGGTTACAACGCCAACGGCATGATGACCACCAACTCAATCGGTAACGTCTCTGGTCTCCAGTACACCAGCATGAACGTCCTCGGTTTGAATGTGGTCGTTGACAACAACTTCGCCGCTGGAACCATGCTTGTGGTTTACGCACCAGGCTTTGAAATCTACGAATCAGGCCCGCAATTGCTCAGCCTTGACAACCCGAGCACCCTTGGCAAGAACCTGAGTATCCACCAGTACTTCGCCACTTTTGTTGCTAAGTCGAGTTTCATTCAAGCAATCACAATCGCCTAACTCTCAGTCCGAAAGGCGGTTAGCCGATCATGGCTGTTTATCAAGTTACTTTTCATCAGCGTTTGGATAACTATGCGGTTGTCCAGACGCTGACGGAACCCGATGTTGCTGTCGGGCAATCAATGACCATTGCTGGTTTGGGTCACGGCCTGAACGGCACCCATGTCATTTACGATCTGCCTGCTTACTTGTTTCTTGGTGTCGACTCTGAAGGTGACCTCATTTTTGATGTCAACCAGCCGATACCAAACCAAGTTCTTTACTATGACGCAGACGACGATCTAGGTCGTAGTGCCGCAATCCCACAAGGTACTCTGACTTACACCGAAACCTGCACTTGGGTAACAGGGCCACAGATTGCGACATACCTTGGAATAACAACCGCTGGTGACGAAACTGCATTCTTAGTTCAATGCGCAGCTGCTGCAAATGCGTTCTGTTTCCGCCGACGCCAAGAGTCCGGATACACCGACGCTCTGACTACTTCACCTGGTGGAGATGTCACCCTCGGTACTTTGATGTATGGCTCTGCCTTGTATCGACAAAGGGGAAGTGTCGACCAGTTCGCCAGTTTTACAGATATGGCTTCAGCGCCCGTTGTAGGGCTCTCAGGGCTCGTCAAACAGTTGTTAGGCATCAGCAGACCACAGGTCGCCTAAAATGGCTTACACAGACTTTCTGAATGAGGCTCTAGATGATCTCGTCACTACTCTCCAAACTATTTCGGGTTTGCGTGTTGTCAACGATCCTCGCAACATTGCTCCACCTTGCGCTTTTGTTGATGCTCCGACCATTGAATCGTGGAACGGCAACATTGTCAAAATGTCGTTCCCAGTCACGCTCATCAGCAACGGGCCAGGCAACCTTGACGCCCTACGCCAGCTCTTGTCACTCACGGCCCAGTTGGTCACGAAGGACATTGCGGTAATGAGTGCCAACCCTAAAGTTGTTTCGGTTGGTGGCGCAGACTATGCCGGATACGAATTAATTATTCCCCTACAAGCACAGGATTCATGATGAACAAATATGTAATCACAAGCACTCGAGTCGGCGAGATTGGCACAGCGTTTGTTGCTAGCCCGTCCGACGATATTGATTGGTTGATCGCTGGAGGCTTCATTCAGCATTCCGACACTCACCCGAGCAAGGGTGCTAAATTAGCCAAGAAGCCCGACGCAACCGATTCTCAGGAGTAAATCATGGCCACGTCGACTTACCTATCCAATCCGATCGTTTCCATCGGAGCCGTTGATATCTCGGATCAGTGCACAAGCGCAAACTTGTCGCAAAAAATCATGGCTTTGCCTGACAATGCCTTCGGTTCTACTTCAACGAGTTTCACGGCTGGGTTGCAGGACAACACCTTGACCTTGGAACTTTTTTGGAGCACTGCGGCCACTGAGACTTACGCAACTTTTAAGTCGCTTGTCGGCACGAAAATTGCGTCAGTAACCATCAAGGGCACGTCGGCCGCTACTAGCGCCACAAACCCCCTAGGGACCCTAACCAATGGGTATCTTGAAGAATTACCAGTGGTCTATTCGCTTGGAGAGCTCAGCCGTTGCACCATAGTTCTGCGTGGAGGCTCTTTCGCCTGGACTGAAGCCTGATCTAACCAAACCTAAACAAAGGACCCGACATGAAACTTACGATCCGTTTTGACATCGGTCAAGGACCAGCAACGATCACAAGCACTCTGGCAACACTCGTTGCTTGGGAACGCCGTTTCAAAATGAAAACCAGTGACCTTGCCGACAACTTCGGTATGGAAGACATGGCGTTCATGGCTTGGTATACGGCAAAGATTCAAACCGATCACGGACAAACCATTCCGGTTGAGTTTGACTCGTTTGTTAACAAGCTCGTTGAAATTGAGATTGTGAGTACTGCGTCCTCAAACCCTACGAAAGCGGATCGCACCGCCACTCACTAGCACAACTTTTGGTCATTACAGGCTGGTGGCCACCTGGTATAGACTTTGACTCTGACGACCTCTCGACAGTCGCCACGATTCTAAAGGAGAGGTGAACCATGTCAATGCAAATACAAGGACTTGAGTCCACCTTAAAAGTTCTTAAAACTGTAAAACCTGAAGTGCAAAAGCAGTTCTTTAAGGACGCTAAGAAGATTCTTAAGCCTGTTGTTGATGAGGCAAAGAAGTTGTACCCCTATGGCGACCCAACTAGAAAGAATGGTTCTTGGCCGTCTGGTATGAGTCGCACTTGGGCACCTGGTGGCAGGTCGTTGTTTCCCTATTTGCAAGGCACTGCTGTTCGAGGCGTTCGAGTTGAAACGTCATTGTCAAAGAAAAAGGATGCTGTTCTTAGCATTGTTAATAAGGATGCTGCAGCTTCAATTGTGGAGTTTGCCGGTACTAATCCAAACCGCCTTGCTGATGCTTTGAACGGTTGGGCTAGTAAGCCTCGAGTCATGTGGCGTGCATACGAAAACAACGCTGGTGCCGTTGAAGCCGAAATGAAACAGTCGGTTGATGAGGTTATGGCCAGAATTACTGAACTTCAGAAAGCGGTGTTTTTGTAATGGCTATTCGAATCCCAATCATTACCGACCTTCAAGACAAAGGGATAAGGGACGCTAAGAAAGCCTTTGGCGACTTCAAGATTGCTGTCAATAATGCTGAAGGTGGATTGGGCAAGTTTAAAGCTGGCTCCAAAGTTGCTTTTGATGCTGTCAAAGCGAACGCTGGCAATCTTGCTATGGCTGGTGGCGCAGCTCTTGTTGCTTTTGCCGCTCAAGGCATTAAAGCGTTTCAAGACCTTGCGTTGAATGCAGGCAAATTTGCTGATGCAACAGGACTGGCTGTTGAAGACGCGTCGCGTTATATGGAAGTCGCTGGCGATCTGGCAATACCAGTTGACGCAGTTGAAGGTGCAATCGGTCGCCTTAATAAAACGATTGGTGCAGACCCTGACAAGGTTCGTGACCTTGGCGTTGATCTTGTTTACTTGGCTGACGGTTCAGTGGATGTCAACGAAACATTCTTAAACACTATTGACCGCCTTAAAAAGATTAAGGACCCAGCTGAAAAAGCAAAGGTTGCTGCACAGTTACTTGGTAAGGGCTGGCAGTCAATGTCGGAACTCATCAATTTAGGTGCAGACGATCTCAGAAAGTCCTTAAAAGATGTGTCCGGTGCTCAAGTCATTGATGCAGATGAACTTAAAAAAGCCAAAGAGTTTCGTGACACTATGGACGACTTTGGCGACAAAGCAAAAGAACTTTCAATTGCTTTAGGTCAGTTTTTAATTCCAATTTTTACAGACATCCTCAAGCTTGTTGATGGAATGCTGTCAGGTATTGGTGACACTTGGAACTATCTACAAAAGCAGTGGGACAAAACTTATTTTGCTACCGCTTGGGATGACATCAACGACACAGTCGACATGGTTGTCGCTGACATCAAACAAGGGTTTAGTGACATTTGGGGAATGTTCTCAAACAAAAAAGAAGTTATCCCAGTGTTTGCTGAGGATATGCGTTTGGCTCGAGAAGACACCGACGATTTCAAAATAGCAATAAAGCAAGCCCGACTAGATGCCATTCTGCCTTTCAATAATGCGGTGGACGGCATGAGTACTGCGTTAATGAACGCCGATACTGCTTGGAAAACTTTGACAGGTAACCTTGACGAAGAAGTTGCTTTAGACAACTTAGAATCCGATTTGAAGGACTTAGAAACAGCAGCTGCTAAAGCGTTCGGGTCAGGTGCCCAAGCCGACATTGATGCTTATGATCAAGAAGCCGCCGACTTTGTTGCCAGTTTGGCATTAATCGCTGGCGGTATGGACAACATTTCTTCTAAAGAAATTTTGATTCGCTACAAAACTCAAGGCCCTGCAGCTGCAGGTGAGTTGGCTCGCTATCTTGCTCGTGGTGCAGAGTACGGCGGTCTGAGTGAATACGATGCTTTAACCCTTTCGGGTATCTCGGGCGCTCGAGCAAGCGGTGGTCCGGTCACAGGTGGGGGAACATATCTTGTGGGCGAGCGTGGGCCTGAGTTGTTTACACCTGGTGCGTCTGGAATGATCACGCCTAACGGCGCTATGGGCGGTAACACGATCACGGTCAATGTCATGTCAGCTGACCCAAATGAAGTTGTCAGAGCTTTACAGGCTTACAACCGCAACGTCGGAAAACTTCCAGTGAAAGTTCAATAATGGCTTACAATTGGACGTTTAAATTTTTTCCAGGTGACGTGGTTTTTACTGATGTTTTGTCTTTTAGCGGTTCTTTGGGCAGGCAAAATTACAATGACAACTACGGTGGCGGATCTTTTAACATCACAATTAAAAACAACAACAATCAAGTTGCAAACTTTACAAGAGGCAAAGGAATAAAAATAACGCTTGCAAGCGGAGCCTCAATCTTTCAAGGCATTATCACCAACATTGATTTTAATGACGATCAAGGCAATACAGGTTTATCAACCGCAACTATTACTTGTGTTGATTTAATTACTGTGGCAGGCAAAACAACCTTAAAAAACTTTACTTATCCAGCCGCAAAAACAATTACGCAGGCTAAATATACAAATTCGCTTCCCGATTACGTTACACCGACAATACAAGAAGGCCCCTTGGCTGGTTCTACTTTGGGTTTGTCGGATGCTTCAGCAGCTGCTAGTTACAGCGGAACGATTTTAAATAGAGTGAATTTGTTGTGTCAAACAGAAAAAGGCTTGCTTGAGGCAAACGAAAGTTATATCTATTTTCTCAGTCGAGCCGATATTGCTACAAGTCCAATTACAGTTGCTTTAACTCGAAGCACTGTTAGTAGCACAACTATTGCGTACGAAGATATTAAAAGAATTCAAGCCGGTGACAATTTTTATAATCAAGTAACTGTTGTTCCAGAGTCGGTGGCAGAACAACAAGCGAATAATACGACAAGTCAAACTGCTTACGGCCTTGCTGGTTATCAAATTTCTACTGTTGACGCTACAACAACACAGGCAAGCGGTTTAGCAAGTTATTTATCAATAATGCAAGGTGACCCGACAACATTGCGTTACGAAGTTACTTTTACTGATATTGCAAATACGACTGCTGCTTTTGAAGATATTTTGTATCGTCTTAGATTTACTTTTGAAGTAATGCTGTCTTTGCAATGGCAAGCGCAAGGACAATCGTTGCAAACGGTTAACACCATTTTTGAGGGAATGTCTTTTTCAGGTACACCGTCTGAAACTCGAATTACTTTATATTTAAGCCCGTCAGAGTATTACCAAAACTTTATTTTAAATAGTTCAGTTTTTGGTATTTTGAACACCAGCCGTTTGAGTTGGTAAAGGAGAAACATTATGGCTATTAACCCAAACACAGACTTCTCGTCGGGTGCTGTCCTGACAGCTGCACAGCAGAACCGGTTCCCTCGTGGGGTCATGGCGTTAGCCACTTCTTCAACATCGTATGTTTTGACTACAACCTTGACGGCGACGACAGGTATGTCAGTGACTTTTACTGCGGTCGCAAACAGGTATTACAAGATCACTTACTACGAACCGCAAGCACAAACACCTGCACTTGCTTCAAATTATACCGAACTTGATCTCCGATTAACTAATGCGGCAGGAGCAAGCCAAGGAACAAGTCTGATTTTTACACCTGCAACGTTAATTCAAACTGGCGTGACTGTTGTAGCAACTAAAACATTTTCGGCTGGTTCAGTGACGTTGGTCGGCTGTGCTTTGACTTCAAGTTTGACTGGCGCACCAAGTTTAATTCGTACCGCACCAAGAGCAGCAATTCTTTTAGTGGAAGACATCGGCCCATCGTGACTTTCAACCCTTCAAAAGCTCTAATTGCGTTAGTCGGTCTTATTTGTATGACCGTACTTATTGCAGTTAAAGCAATAGACCAAGACCAAGGGTTGCCAATCATCACCATGATCGTCGGCTACTCAGTCGGCAACGGTATGGCCGCACTCACCAACAAACCAGTCGAGCCAATCATCCGCAAGAAGGACCCACAGTGAAATTTCCTGTACTGCCAATCATCATGCCGACAGACCTCAAAGGTCAAACAAACGGCAAAGTAAACAAAGCAGTACTGCGAACAATTCAATCCCCAGCCGGCTTACTAGAACAACACGCTGCAACAGCATGGAACTGTTTACAACTAGACGCATACTTCAACAAACTGACATTGAACCAAGTAGGCGCATACCGAACCTATGCGCAACAGCTCGCAATGTTTAACGAGCGTTACTCGACCACAGACGGTGGCCGTGTACCGCAAGTGATCCGCATATGGCAGGGCAAGAAATACTATTTGAAGCCAGGCAAAAGCCCGAGTGCGACACCAGGTAACAGTGACCACGGTTGGGGTTTAGCAATAGACGTTGCTAATTGTGGCCTCAATTCACCAATCTGTAAATGGTTACTAGGCGACGGTTTTGCTACCTGCAAAGCACTCGAATACGGATTCACTTGGGCTGTCTCAGACCCGACCAACCCCAACTTTGAGGCATGGCATTTACAGTATGTAACTGGCGACTCTTGGACGCCTTCAGTACAGCGTGCCATTGAAGTTTTCCCCAATCTAGTAGCCTGAGTGACTTGACACTTGCCGACTAGAGTCGGTAGACAGTGCCCGACTTCAAAACCCGACTATGGAGGAATCATGAATTTAAGACGTTTTCTAGGGCTAAGCCTTTTTACTTATCTGATGTGCGCTGCTTTTGCGGTAGCAGGTCAGAAAACTACCGAACCAGTGTTTCAACCCGAAACGCCGTCCACAATCGGTTTAGGGGATTTAACGCCCCAACAGCAGGAAGATCGAATAGAGGCGCTCACAGAGCCTTCTACGACCGTCTCACAGCCAACCACGACCCTTGCGCCCTTTAACCCTGAGACCAAATGTCAAGAATGGTTCCAGACTGCCATTTCGGTCGGCTGGCCCAACAACACAGAAACACTCGAGAAACTCGGTCGCCTGCTCTGGAAAGAAACAAGGTGCCTTAATGTGACGCCCTTGTCAAGTGACGAAAACTTGAGAAACGCCTTTAATGGTTCCGATCACGGCATTGCACAAGTGAACGAAATACACAGAAATTATGTGGAGCAAGTGTTCAATATGCCGTTTGCTGAAGCCATGAGCGACCCAACACTGAACTTGCGCTTTGCTTACCTGCTTTATTCTGAATTGGCAGACAAAGGCAAGTGCGGTTGGCAACCGTGGAAACTGTGTTAAATATCTACCGACCCGACTGGCAACGACAAGCTGCGTGCCACGACCTACCGTTAGAACTGTTCTTCCCGTCTAGTGGCGTCGAGTCATTTCGCAACATGAACGTGATCAAACCGTTCTGCGATAAATGCCCAGTGCAACCACAATGCCTTGAATATGCTTTGCGTGAACCTGACCAAAAAGGTATTTGGGCTGGCACCACCGAAAACGACCGGCGCAAAATACGCTATGGTCCTACACCCGTAAGATAATCTCAAACTAACCCGAACTGGAGACCCGACATGGCCGACAACATAGAAGAAATGACCTTCATGATTAAGAAAGCGGAAGTTGCTATGAAAGCAGCCGCTTGGCAGTTAGAACGCCAAACCGAAGATATCTCAATGTTAAGAAAAGCCTTGTTTGAGTTGGCTTATGTTGCTGAAGAAAACGGTATCTACCTGTCAAATCTGACTAAGTCAACACAGGACGCAATTGTTGCTATGCGCTTAGGCGGTTTCAAATGAAATGCGAACTATGCAAAACAGAATTACACACTTTTGATCTAAGGATTCAAGACTTATTGCAAGGTATTTGCCTCAACTGCGGCAAAGCTGGCGACTGGCTACACATGACCCCTGAAGAATCAAGCCGTTGCCAGCAACTGTTCACCTGGGCGAACATGACCGAGAATCAACGCAGAGCCTACGACAGAAACAGGGGATCATGATGGACTTGTCAAACTATGTTGACGTACCCACACGCTTTGCAGCTGCACTCGAGCGATGGCCTGAATTACGCATATTGGAAAACAGACCCGAAATTATTACTGTTGGTGACAAAGTTTTCATATCGGTAACAATGCAAGCGTGGCGCACACCAGACGACCCGATCCCATGCCAAGCAACCTGCTTTGAGCCTTATCCAGGCAAGACCAGTTTCACACGAGATAGTGAACAAATGAACGCAAGCACATCGGCTTTGGGTCGCGTGCTTGGGCTAATGATGTCCTTTGGTCCTAAGTTGGCATCGTTTGAAGAAGTACGCAACCGCCAAACAGAAACCGAAACCCCAACCCAACCGCCCGAACTGCACCACATGAGCAGAAAAGCGCCGGCATCACCACTACAACAAGCAGTGGCACGCACGCAAGCTCTTGGCTCATCCAGCGAACCACCAACCGCTAAACAAATGGCTTTGTTGCGTTCAAAGAACTATGAAGGTCAAGCACCAACTACTAAGCGTGAAGCATCACAAATCATTGACGGGCTGATGAATGCTTGAGAAAGACTTCCAAAAAGCAGTGATGCAGTTAGCCAACTTTCGTGGCTGGCGTGTCCATCACACTCGCACAGTGCAGGTTGGCAAAAACCATTTTACGCCTGTAGTTGGTGACCGTGGTTTTGTTGATCTAGTGATGGTGCATCCTGCTTACGGATGTATTTTTGTCGAATTAAAAACGGACCGTGGCCGTGTCAGCCAACATCAAGTTGACTGGCTAGATCTACTAGAAAAAACAGGTATGGAAGTGCACGTCTGGCGTCCACAGAACTGGGACGAAATCACTGTTCGTCTAGCGTGCAACCCTAACAACCCGTTGTTTCCTGGTGATCCTGGTTATGTTGAATCAGAATGGACAATCGCTGACCCACAACCTTGATTACTGTTCGTCTAGCGTCTCCACCGGCAAGATTCGAGTTGCCTTTAACCGATTGATTTGTTTAATCATCCCCACAGGGATAGCAAGAATGTGATCAAAGTGATCTTGGTCGAGGATCATTGATTGCGCAATAACAATATGTTCATGTTTGGCATTAGGAATTAACCAGCCAACAGACGAAACGATGCAAGGCGCTGCATCAATCTCATGCTTAGTAGCCCATGTTTCACTGACTGAATGAGCGTCATGCCAAACGATATGGATCAATTGTTGCTTCATATTCTTTCCCTCGATACATAGCCCAGCCGTTAGTGATAGCGACCTGCTCATACACGAACCGACCGCTTACAGGATCGTACGGTATGACTGCGACACCTTGTTGCCAATCCTCAGTCCTAGTGATCGGCCGCCCTTCAAGGTCAATTCCACCCTTAACGCTAGGGATTGCACCGTCCACTCGACACAGACAGCCAGGCGAAGCCGCCATGACCGTTCTAGGGCCATCAAAATCGTCTCTACTGCGCTCAGCCCACTCACGGCGGTGAATATGCCCATAAACCACAGAAACCTTCTCAGACGCTAGGTACTTGTGGGCCGTACTGCCACCACTAGCAACTTTGTCACCATGAATAATCCGCAGCTCTGGAGTCACCCAAAAATGGGCGGCCGGATAGCCAGGTTTGTACTCAATATCAGACTGATCAAATCGGCACAGATACGGCACACTCATCACAGGCCATTCAGTTGGTGTATTGCCACGCTTCAACCCAAAGGATGCTGAAGCATTCATCAAAATGTACTTTGACAACCGTTCTTCATGATTACCTGCCAACCACACGATCTTGGCTCGAGGCGCTGCAGCTCTAATCTGTGCACCCAACACAGTGGCACGATCAATCGTTGCCTGAGTAGTCCGCTGATATGCAGGCGTAACAACATATTTGCCCAACTCAGCAAGGTCTAAGTTATCCCCAACCAAAACCACAAGCTGTGGATTCACGTCTTTGCATATTGCAAGTGCCACAGCGATAGCACGCTCATCATGGATTGGCTCAAGTTCACCCGATGCTGTAGCAAAATAACCAATCTGTATATCAGGAAAAATGAAGCATTTCTCCCACCCTGATTGAGTTTTAAGCGCCCTATTTGCTGGCAACCTAATCGCTGGCCCTTGTTTAATCACTGGCCATTCAGGACCCGATTCCCATTTAGGAGAAAACTGGATCGTGGTCAGATCATGCACCTCAGTCTTGCCTTGTTCGTTCTTAGCGATCGTCTGTCGAATGGACATCGTTTTGATCTCACCGATCTCATCAATGTCAATTCCATTGCGGTTAAGCAGCTGAGCGATACGACCAAGTTGGCGTTGCATATGCAAACCTTACTGATTACAGAGGTTTTGTGGGGGATACTTGACAACCAACACCACCTGGTGAGTATGATCCGTTAATCCGACGAAAGGACACCCGACAATGGGCACAGAGTTTATGCAACCCATCAACCCGATGAGAATCGTCACAGGCGATCAAGAATGGTCATTCACAACACCAGTGTTTGCTATCGCTATATCAAACTCACATGATGTCGAATACCTAACCATCAACGGACAGTTCTTCACGCCGGCACGAATCAAGTTTGCTGAAGTAAACATCAATGGGCAATGGGTACGCCTCGAATCAAGGCACAACACTGCCACCTGATACAGTCGCCAATCACAACTGAGAACAACAGATTCCAGATGAGGGAATCATTAGCCCTGACGCCAGCTGAAAGCGCACATGGGAACACACGGTGACGTGGGTAGACGCTCACGCATTGTGAGCGATCAGCGTTCCCTAACGCAAAGGCGAAGGTTGTCCACCGAATACAAATAGACCGGCACCCTTGGGTACTTCCCAGAATTGTGGGGGACACAAACAACCCAACTCTGTCAGTTAATTGGACGACAACCGAGCAAGTGCCCTTCTTGCTTGGGCGTCAGTATCTATTGACCTAAAGCCCTTGACCTACGCCATTGACCTACCATTACCACAAACAAAGGATTACACCCGATGACAAACAAACCCAAGAACCACGGCCACTGGAACAGCAAAGAATACAGAGACAACAGAGCCGAACTATTACGAGACAACCCTCAATGCTACATATGCGGCAAGCCTGCAACCGAAGCAGATCACCTACTCGAATACGACCGAGGTGGCACACACGAACTGCATAACCTTGCACCATCATGCAAATCATGCAACAGCCGAAGAGGTCAGAAATATGGGTCCATCAAAAAAAGAATTGTCAAAAATCAGACAGAACCCTTTTTTTCCACGCAGACGGAAGCC